TTTCATTTTGAATTTAAACAAACTGGAACTGGTACTGCATCAACATCAACAATAGGTGCAGATACAAGTGGACAAACAAATCATTACACTTCTAATGGTTTAGATGCTTATGATTCAAATATGCCTGATAGTCCTGAAAATAATTTTGCCGTTTTAAATCCTTTAGACCAAACAACTGCCACATTGTCAGAAGGTAATTTAAAAATTGTTTCACCCGGTAATATTGGTGCAAATGCTACTTATAAAATGTCTTCTGGAAAATGGTATGCAGAATTTTATATTGATAACTCAGGTTCACGAACAGTAGATGCTCATGTTGTAGTGGGTGATATAAACTATGTAGCTAACTTTACTGGTACTGTCGGCAGTTTTGTTTATTATAACGCAGCAGGAAATCTTAATGGAACAACTGGAAAAGCTACATTTACAACAGGAGATATAATAGCTGTGGCTATAGATGCTGACAATGGAACTGTGGCTTTCTACAATGATAACTCATTACAAGGAACAGTATCAAGTTTGAGTTATGATGCTTATTGTCCATCTATAACAAATTTTAATGGTTCAGGTGCTTTTGCTGTGGCTAACTTTGGTCAAGATGGAAGTTTTGCAGGTACATTAACTGGTGGTGCTATAGGAAGTGCAACAGATGGAAACGGACATGGCAAATTTAAATATGCACCACCATCAGGCTATCTAGCATTATGTTCAGCTAACCTTGAAGAACCAACTATAGGTCCTAATTCTACTACACAAGCTGATGACCATTTTAATACAGTATTATTCTCAGGTAATGGAAGTGGTGCATCTGTAACAGGTGTTGGATTCCAACCTGATTGGATATGGGCAAAAAACAGAACTAATTCTTATTCACACGAACTTTGGGATTCAAGTAGGGGTGTAAATTCTGATTTACAAAGTGATAATGCAAATCCTGAAATTACAGATGTTAATCGCCTAGTGTCTTTTGATTCAGATGGTTTCTCTTATGGTGCTAGTTCTAACTTATATGTTAATAGCACTAATTCTGTAGCTTGGAACTGGAAAGCAAATGGTGGCACAACCTCAACTATTTCAGTAGGTGATGTATCAAGTGGTGTTCCATCTATAGCAAGTACAGTACAAGTAAACGCAACAGCAGGATTTAGTATTGTAACTTTTACTGGAAATGGCTCTGATGATGCTACTATTGGGCATGGATTAGGTACTACCCCTGCTATGATTATTACTAAAAATAGAGATGAAACTCAACAATGGAGAGTACACCATAAAGATTTAAGCCAATATTATGTATTATATTTAGCAGAAGATTATGCACAAATTGCTACAGGTGGTTCTTCAAATGGATATATAAAAACAGTGGGTGATGATACTTATTCTACTCATGCTTCAAATGTAGATTCTCTTGGAGTAAATGGTAGTGGTGATAAAATGGTATCTTATTGTTTTGCAGAGATAGAAGGCTACTCAAAGTTTGGCAGTTATACTGGAAATGGCTCTACAGATGGTACTTTTGTCTATACTGGATTTAGACCTGCTTGGGTTATGGTAAAAAGAACAGATAGTGCAGATAATTGGTTTATACATGATAGCACAAGAGATACAGTTAATCCAAATGCTCATCTTATATATGCAGATATACCTAATAATGAGTATGATGCAACAGGCGATGCTGATAATTCACCACATGATTTTACAAGTAATGGTTTTAAATTTAGGTCATCAAATGCAAACTGGAACGGAGATGGTGCCGCATACATATACATGGCATTTGCCGAAGCACCTTTTAAATATGCTAATGCAAGATAGGAGAAGATAGTGGCTTGGAAACATAATGGAAGAACCATACAAATAGGAAAAGCATGGATTGCTGATGATAATACTAAACATCCTAGAGGTTGGGTAAATTGGAGTGCAGACTTAAAAAAAACTAGAGGTTTAATTTGGGAAGATGACCCAGTTGTAGAGACTTTTGATAATAGATTTTATTCGTCAAAAGATGTGGAAAAAAAACTTGCAGATGTAAATGTAGTTGATGAGGATGGCAAAGCTGTAATTGACCATATGACTGGTAAACAAATGGTACAGCTTGGTCTTAAATCTATATGGGTAACAAGAACTAAATCAACTGCAAATTATTTACTTCGTAAGTCAGATTGGGAAGTTACAAGAAAAGCAGAAAAAGGTACTGCTATGGCTAGTGCAACATCTACATACAGAGATAAAGTTAGGACTGCTTGTGATACAATAGAAACTAAAATAAATAATTGCAGTAACTTAACTGAATTTAAAGCATTGTTTGATGCTCCAGTAGATAGTGATGGTGAGGTAACAGGAGCAAATGCTCCTATCAATGATTTTCCTGACGAGGTGTAAATGAAAATGGAACTCAAGCCTGAACTACAAGTACAGATGGAATTAGATGCTCACGAGAAGGAGTGTGCTATAAGGTATAAAGCAGTGAATGAAAAACTAGAAGCACTAGATAAAAGAATGTGGCGAATAGAAGCTATGTCTATGATAGGTACATTAGGCGTGGTAGCTTTAGTAGTCGCAATAGTAATGAAATAAGGATTAAAAATTATGGCAGAAGAAGAAGAAACTAGTAGTCCTAATAAGCCAATAACTACTGATGAGGAACTTAAGAATGTTGTAGGTGATCTTGCGGCAGGAATTGGAACAAACATACCAAAAGTTGACGCTGTTCAAATGGGTGAAACAACACCTAAAACCGTAGCTTCTAATGAGCTTATGGACAAAGATCAAGTTGGAATAAAAGTAGGGGATGTATCTGCGACAGATAAAGCAACAACGGAAGATGCGGCAGGAAAATCAGTAACTGCACCCACAAGAGAGATAGACCCCGAAACAGGAGATTATTTAACAACTCCCGGACAGATAGACAGCACAACTAAAAACGTAGAGTATGACGCTGAGACGGGAGATGCTAAGATAAAAGATGTCGATAAGATGGATACTGCCCAACTTGATAGAACCACTACAGATGCTGACGGTAACGTAGTACCAATAGAATACGTTGATATGACAGGTGTTGAAGGTACAGTAAGCACTAAGTCTATAGCCGATGAAGTATCTGACACAGTAGATGAACAGTCTACAGTCAAGTACCAAATAGGTCAACTTATGGAGTCTCTCGAAGAGGGTAAGCCTATGCCAGCGTGGGCATCACCTGCCATTAGAAAAGTTGGTGCAATCATGCAAGCAAGAGGAATGGGTGGTTCTAGCATGGCTGCCGCAGCGATTACTCAGGCTATGATGGAATCAGGTATACCAATAGCCACTGCTGATGCAAACACATATGCAACAATGGAGTTGCAAAACTTAAATAACAAACAGGCAACAACTCTTCAAAATGCAGCCACTTATGCCGCAATGGACAAAACAAACGTAAACGCAAGATTGCAAGCTGCAATAACTAATGCTCAATCACTACTAGCTGTAGACACAGCAAACCTAACTGCTGAACAATCTACAAATACAGTTAACTACAACGCTTTAACAACAGCTTTGTTTAAAGATAGTGCCGCAGAAAATGCACGAAAAGAAATCAATGCAAAGAATGAGTTGCAACTAGAAGAGTTTTACGTTGAGTTAGGTTCTCAAGTTGAGACAGCAAATGCCAATAGAGAAGTAGCAGTTAACCAATTTAACGCAGGTGAAGAAAATGCGATGGCTCAATTTACCAGTAGCCAAGCCGACTCAAGAGATAAATTTGATGCTTCAATGCAATTTGCAATTGATCAATCTAACGTAAATTGGCGTAGACAAATTAACACAGCCGACACAGCAGTAGCAAATGAAACAAATAGAATTAACGCACAGAATCTGTACAATTCAACTACTACTGCAATGAACGCTTTGTGGCAAAAGTATAGAGACAATGCAAGTTGGAACTTTTCAAAGTCAGAATCAGCCGAACAAAGGGCCCATGAGATTGGGGTGATGGCTATGGAATTTGCTAACTCTAAAGAAACATACACGCAAGAACAAAAAGATACGATAGGTCTTGCTATAGGAGATTGGCTCGCTACGTGGGCAGCGTCATAAAAATAAGAAAGGAAATAGGCGATGAGTTCTTGGTATAGTGGAGTAACTAAGTGGATTGATGACTATATTATAGACCCAGTTGCAGAAACTGTTGGTTACGCTGATGAAATTATAGATGATTATGATGAAACAGGAGCTATAGGTATGACTGCAGGTGAAAAGTTAGTGGGTGACATAAAAGACTTTGGCGACAGTGATGCCTTTGGGTTTATCAAAAAGGGAGTCAAAGCCTACGGAACAGCAAGAGGAATTATAGGTAAAGATGCTAAAGGCAACCAAGTAACAAGACTAGCTAGTAAAGCACCCAAGCACAGAGTTAGAACGTTAGGGCAGATGGGATTAAGATCATCTGGTCGCCCTGTTAATTACTCTGCGACTCAAACAACATCAGCAGGAGTTGGCTATAACAATCCTGATATCCGTACTGCCATGACTACCTTGATGAACAATATGTCAATGAATCAACAGATGAACGCACTATTGGCTCAATATACTGTTAATCCAACGATAGGTCAGGGTAGACAATACAGCACAGGTAAAACAACTATAAGTAAACGTAAGAGAGCAGTAACATGAAAATAAATCCAAATGCACCACGAGTAGGTTCAGTTGCGGCCAAAGACCCTTTTGCTGTAGCACCTCCCGGACATTCTTTAACAGAAGACAATAGTAAATGGGCGTGGGGCAGACCCCCAAAAATAGTTGACCCTGAACAAGCACTAGATAACGCAATAGCGTCACTAAAGAAACCTAGACTACGGGATGAAATGTTCAAGCTACTATTTACAGGAGCATCTGTAGAAGTTTTAGTTGAAGGATACATCTTGCAAGCTTTCCACGAGGGTAAGTTTATGCCAGACGTAGGATTACTTATCAAACCACCTTTGGGTTTGTACATTGCACACATGGCAGAAGAAGCAGGTATTCCGTATCGTATGTTTGAAAATGATGATGCAGATAAGCAAGGTATTATGGATGATAAGACTTTCTTTACTATGATGAAACAAAACAACCCACGTATGTTTGAGTTTATCAGGGAGAATATTAACGAGTCAATCAGAGAAGGTAACATGCCATCTGAGCCTGTAGAAGAAAACTTTATGACGATGGATGCACCTGCACCTCAAGGGATAACGATGCCACAACAAGAGGTGGCTATGGAAGAAATGCCAACTGAGGAAATGGAAATGCCACCTGAAGAAGTGGCTATGGAAGAAATGCCAACAGAAGAGGAAGCAACGATATGAGTTTTGGATTAGCATTTGCACAAGGACTTATAGGTGGGTTCAGAAAAAACATAGAAAGAGAACAACAAGCAAGAGCTACTGATGATGAAAGGTATGCAACTCTTCAGGACATGTTGTTCAAGGGTACTATGGAAGCGGCTAAAGAGGGTAAGCCTATGCCTAAAATTATAGGTGATAAATTAAGAGCTGCTAAACAACAAATAGATGATAGACCCGACATTAATTTGTTTGGTACAGGTGTGGCTGACAGATTAAATATTGATATGAATGAACTTGCAGGCAACATAAATAATATAGAAAAATATGGGAGAACCTACGGAACAGGAAAGTACTTGGTAGGCTTTAAAACTAAAAGAGAAGGCAAGGTAGCTAATTACAGGGATTGGCTTGCTGAAGTTTCTGCGTATAGACCCGGAAGTCCTGAATATCAAAGCTTAGTAAATCTAAGAATTAATCAACCGTTTCAATGGAATTTATTGTATCAAGACATAAAAGCTTCACAGAATGGTTTGTATGAAAATGCAGAGAAGAATGACCCAGATAGAAAGAACATTTTTCAAAAAGATTATACAGGTACATTAAAGGGTGCGGCCTACGAAGGTTTAAATAAAATATCAGCTATTAATTTTTTTGATGATAACAAACTGTTGCAAATGAAAAATGGAGAAACTACAGATACAAGCTCAGATATAGATGAGGTTGTAATATATGATGGTAGAATAAACCGTGTAAAACAACAACAAAAAAACAATAAACAAAGAAACTTTTCTTTAATTACAACTATGATACAATCTGAAGATGGATTTAAAGAATTAACTTCGGGCATGACTAATGCTGGTGAAATTGCAATAGTAAAAAAAATGGCATTTAATTTTGGAGAAAAAGATCATACTCTTATGTTAGACACTTGGATTCACAAACACGCAAACTTACCTGACTTACCTCCTGAAACAGCGTTGAATTGGTTTAAAGCTTCTGTTGTTTTAGCTAATGCTATGAAGCCAGAGACAGGCATACGGAATATAGAGCAACTTGATCCTGATAAAAGACTTGGCAATATGCAACCACAAGCTCAAGCTGCCATATGGGAAAAATTGAAAAAGGTAACAGGTAATGATACACAAGCTATGGTTTGGGCGTTATCTTCTTGGATGGAAGGTCCTGATAAAACAAGTTCTAAACAACAAGTGCCATCGGGAATGAACGCCAGATTAAAAACTATAAATTATTCTAAACAAGGATACGTTGAGTTTAGATTATTTGGAGAATCTAAAGGTACTAAATTTAATTTTCAAACAATAGAAGAACATGTTGATAACAATGAAAAAGTTGTCGCTAAGTTAGTAAACTTACAAGAGCAGTATAAAAAAATTGCAGTTAATCAAGAAGGACCTTTAGGGTACAACTTATTGTTAAACGCATTAGGTGCTATTGTAGGCCCCGATGGTTTAACAGGAGCTTTATTTAATGATTTAAATTATGGTACAGGAGATGACACAGGAAATAACAACAAGACTCTTACAAAAGGGTATATTGATGCCCAGATGAAAAAGAAGTATAAGAATGTATCTGCAACAAGAGCTGCCGAAATAAATGCTGCAAGGATAAGTCTTGCTTTCTCAATGGCACGAGCAGCCGATCCTTCAGGTCGACTATCTAACCAAGACATAGAATTACAAATGGTTAAATTGGGTGGGGATTGGACACAAGCTCGATATGCAGTAAAAGCAATAGATGTAGCAATGGAAGAATTTATTATAAACAAAAATAAATTTGATATGATAGTCAAGTATGGAAAAGGCACTGGACCAGCAAACATGAAAGACTTTAAAGTTATTGACGCTGTTATTGCAGTTGATACTTTAAGAAAAGGAGCAGCAAAACATAACTTAGTAGTTGGAGAAGTTAACCCAAATGAAAAACGAGTTTACAATCTTAACCAAGAGTATATCACTAAAGACGGAAAGACTAGAAAAAGATACATAGAAATAAAAAGACCAAAGACGCTAGATAAAAATGGCAAGCCTACACTAGTAAGAGACAGAGTAACTAACGATGTATTAGATATAAAATTATTTCAAGGTAAAATTTAATGGTTGATGTAATAACAAACACTATGCCTAAAAACGTTTCTTCTAAACTGTCTGCAGAAGAAGATTACGAACAGAACAAAGAATCAGGTAACTTTGTTTATCAAGGTAATAAAAAACGTTCTGAAGAAGAAAAGAATGTCAATGTAGAGATGCCTAAACCTAGACCTCAACCTCCGACTGTTGATGATACGGTAGATGATAAGTCTATACCTGTACCTCAACCTGATGATACAGAAGGGGATAAATCTATAACTCCTCCGTCAGTCGATGATACTAAAGGTGTTACCAAGCCTATAATAAGAAAAATTAAAGATACAGTAAGACCTTCACAAGGTATGATTGTAGGCTTTGAACCTTCACTTCCGGGATTAGTCAACAAAGTTGATGGAGCAAAAGCAGGGTTAGATAATGAGAAGTTAGCATCTAGAGCCAAAAAAGATTTACTACTACAAGAGTCAGGCATAAGCGAAGCCGAATTAATAAATGATGTCAACAATGGAAATGCGATTGCAGAGCTAGACAACGATGAACTTGGTAAATTAGAATATGCTATTGATATATTAAATGAACCAACGTCTACTTCTGACGAAAAGAAAACTGCTCAAAATATTTTAGACTCTTCTATAGATATTGTAAACAGTACGAGAGGGCAAGAGGGTGTTAAAGTTGGGTTTAGCAGAGGGGAGAATCTAGAGTTTCAACCATCCAAAGAAGCTTTAGACGCTGCCAAGTTTGGTAACTTTAGCCTATTAGCAAATGAAGAAAACTATAGCAATAGCAGAAAAGAATTTTTTAAAATAGTAAAGGGTCAGTTTGATGAAAAGCTAGGAGATGACGCACCTACTATAGAACAAATACTTATGGACACTATTACTACTGGTGAATTTTGGGATACGACTGCTGAAGTTTTAAATGAAGACTTAAGAGCATTGGGTATAACTTTACCTCCTATGATATTTAATTTAGTTAGGCACGGTACAGTGGCTTTGGCTAAAGGTTTAAATCCATTCAGTGATTCTGAAAAAGATATAAGTGAGTATTGGGCAGAAAGTCAATCTGACAGAGAACAAAATGCCGCAAGTTGGAAACAAGCTTTAGAAAATAATCCCACACCTGCTAAATTAAGAGCTTTATCTGTTGTTATAAATGAAAACATACACAACGCATTAAAAAAACAATTGGATGAAAACAAGATAGACCAAGCTACTTACGATAGACTTACCAAATCTGATATAATGGGCAAGGATGGTAAGCCTTTAAAGAAAATGATAGTTAGCGAAGATCAAGCACAATCTTTTTTATTAGAGTCTATAGAGCAGTTACATGGAAGTCTAAGATTCTTGATGATTGCAGCTCAAAACGTACCTATGATACAGGGTCTTGCAAAAAAACAAACTGTTCTTGCTTCTCGAAATATGAAGAATATGAAAAAGAAAGTAAGCAAACTAGAAGCAGAACAAATAGCTTTAGGTAATAATAAGTATGATGGTATGAGTCTTCTTGAAAAAGCAAATCGAATGGAACTAGATGGGTTAGATATAAAAGTAAACCACCAAGTACTAGGCATGGCTATGAGGGAAGAAAACGTTGCTACATCATTTGGAAGAATGGTAGACAGAAGAGATCGTCTTGCAACTATGTTAGTAAATATGGATAGAAAAAATGTATCCCCAAAGAGCTTAAAGTACATAGCCATAAAAAAAGAATATGAATCTGTAAAAGGTAAAGTATTTAGAAACTATTGGTCAGGAAGAACTAAGCCTATATTTAGGGAAGCACTATTATTATCCATGCCTGCTAGTATTATGCAGTGGGCATCGACTGAAGCATTCAGAGCAGCGGATAGTGGGGTAGATCAATTTACTGCACAAGGTATAGGTGCTTTGTTTCACATGGTAACTGCATTTAGATTTGGTAAAAATAAACAAACTGGTGGTGGTGGAATGTCCATCCAAGATGGAGTTTATAATGTTATCAAATACCCATTTGCACAAGCAGGGGAAGCCACCAGTGCCTTTATGGATGTTATGGCAATGTCTAGGATTCCCGGAGTAAGTATACTTCGTAGTAAAGATTTAGAAGAGTACAACACCTTAGTAAAACAAGCTAGAAATGGCGTAGGATTGAGCTTGAAAGAAAGACGAGGAGCTAAATACATATTTGATTTAGCAGCACATTTACCAAAAGAAACGTTGGACAAGCTACTTGTAAATGTGAAGTCTCAAGTAAAATTAGAAGAAGATATCATAGCTCAATTTCCTGTAGGAGAACGAGATGAAATACGACAGTTAGTTGCTGCTCCTTTTGCACAAGCTACAGGTTTGACTTGGTTGAAAAGTGCCTATGCTTTAAGTGGTACAAATATAGGTGCTAAAGATTTTAAAAACTTTAACAAACTACAAGAACTGCAAGACATTTCTGATGCACAGATGAGACAGCTAGAATTTACTGAAAGATCAATACAAAATTTAAGAAACAAATTAATAAACAGAACTGACATAGAGAACCCAGCGGCTGTAGAAAAATTAGTAAACAGATATGAAAAAATGTATGATGCACAAAAAGACAGTGTCATAGAAAATAACTACCAACTGTTTGACGACTACGAAGAAATGAACAGAAAAATGTTTATTGATCCTGATGTTAACATAACAAATGAAATTGCAGATCAAATGTTAAACACAGGCGTTAAAGCTAGGATGCGACTTAATCCCTTGTTAACTGAAGGGGAAGCTTTAGAACAACAAATTAATGCTAACTACAAATTACTAGAACAAAGAGCAAGAGTAGTTAACTCTAATTTAAATAGTCCAAAGCATCCTGCTCGTGCAGCTTCTCTTATGGAAGAAGTTTTTGATTTACACATTGAGTCTATGTACGCTAAAGGTAAACTCGCCTACGTTAAATTAGACAAGATGGCTCTGTCCGAAAAGAAAACAGTTGATGTTTCTGATTTAATCTACAACTTTAAAGAGTTGGCTGATCCCTTAAAAGAAACAGACTTTGCGGCATTTTTTAGTAAAGATGGTATGTTCTTTAATTCTACTTTAAATAAAAAATTAAGAGTGTCTTTAAATAAAATGGCAGAACGTTCTTTAGCAGGATTAAATAACAATACTGTTAAAAAATTAAGGGAGATGGCGACAACTGAAGGAAGCGAACATTTTATAGGTAAGAATGTAGATGATGTAGATATAGCTTTGTATTATCAAGAGATTGGTGAGCTAAAAGCTTTTAAGGCTGCTCCAAGTGAAGTTGCTGATGTGTACACTGCGTTTAGAGACTATGCAGTACGTATGGGAGATAGTCAGCCAGCTTTAGCTAGTAAGTTTGAACAACAGGCTGGTACAATAAAACAACTAATTAGGAAGTTTGATGATAAGTACTACAACATGTGGGAAGAAGCTAACTCCACATACAAAGCAAATGTGTTTGATAAATTAGCAGGTAGTGGTCCTCTGTCAGACTTTGTAGCAAGTAAAGATAACAGAATCCTTGAGTTAACTAAAAAGGGAACTCAAAGTGGTCCGTACAAAGGTATATATAAAGAAGGTAGAGAGCCTGATAAACTTTTTAATCGTGTTATCGACTCTGTTAATAAATACATGAAGTCTGGTAAAGAAGAAGATTTATCTACTGTACAAAATTATATGGCTAATTTTAATAGGCAGTTAACCGATTTAGTAGGCGATGAGAATGTATTTGATTTAACCACTCCTCAAGGAATGGCAAAGTATGAAGCTTTTGAGGGTGCTTTAAGTGCTATGATATATTCAAAGTGGGCAAGACCAACTTTAGATAAGATTAACAAGCTTGACCCTAGATCACAAAAACTTTTAAACCAATCTACTGGTGGGTATGATTTTACTGCGTTTGATCAAGATAGACTACATGACATAACAAGAGCAACTACAGTTAAAATCAAAACAGCAGATGGGATAAAAGAAGTTCCAATTATTAATTTTACAAAAATAATTACAGACGAAAAAGATATTGTAAAAGTAATGGCAGATAGTGCAAAACTACAAGAAAAGTTTCAAACATTTAGAACAGTATCTAACGGTAAAATAAAAAATATAAAGGCTACAGAAGCTGCCAAGTTAAAACTCAGAGATAAAACTATAGAAGATTTAGGAGTCTTAACAGGGCAAACTCCTATAGGTTTCTATGATAAGTTTATTGTAAATGGAAGTGTAGATAACTTAACTATCTTAAGAGGGCAAGCAATGGAAAAAGGCATGAAGAAAGAAGATTTCAATAATGCTGTATTGTACTTGGCGACCAATGGTTTGTTTGCAAGAGGAGGTCAACGCATAATTCCCGGACAAACAATAACAGACTTTGATGGAATTAAAAAACCTATAAGGGGATTTGATAATCCACAAAATATAACTAAAGATTTAAGGACAGACAATATAACACAAATATTTGAAGAGTTCTTAGGTGTAGATCACACAAGATACTTAGATGATATATCTGATTTGTTAGCTAAAGAAAAAGCCGCATCTATGAATGTAGATAAAATAAATGGAATCTTAAGACCGATGGGTGATAACGAAATAATAAGTCGTGCCTTTAACCTAGCAAGAGGTATGGTTAGTCCAACTTATGTAGGTGCTGAAATAGCACTGAGGATTGCGAGTGGTGCAGGTGTAGATATGGTTAGAATGGCTGCAGGTTCTAAGGAAGCTTCAAGACTTATGGCTAAAATGTTAAAGTACCCAGAAAAATTAAACAAAGTAGAATTAGGAAGAATGTCAATTTTAATTCAAGATTTTCTAATTACAGAATTGGCTAACATGGGGAAAACAATTCCTGACTATTACTTTAAAGTATTCCCAGAAGAAGAAGAAACAACATAAACTAAGGAGAACAACTAATGAAAACTTACTACAACGGACCACGACAAGGCATGATGTATGGTGGTGGTACAAACTTACGAAAACCAATGCAGATGGGTGGACTTGCACAACAAAACAGAAAGTCAACTGCAGGTCAGTCAGCCATGATGAACCCGATGGGTAGCATGACTGAAAAGAAAAAATATGACATGGGTATGATGTACGGTGGCAAAGCTAGGAAGAAGTAGTATTATCTTTCTTAAAAACTTTACGACCTTTAAAGAAAACAATTGTATTGATAGTGGTGTTGATAGTTATAGCTACAACTAGCCACGCTTCCCACCACTCCACTACAAAAATCTTCCTGACTTATCCATAACCTCTTGTGCAATTGATCTCAAGTATCTTATAAAATCTCCCACCTTATTTGTACCCTCGTACAAAGGCAGTCCTGTATTCATAGTTCTTTCAAAATCATCAGGTTCAACTGCATCATAAAGTATCTCTACATTCCCATCTTTATTTAAAAACGCTTCTAGTGAAAATAACTTAGCTTTTACTTTGGACTTCATTGATTGGCTCTAATTTACTTATAGGTAAGTTGTAACAATCGGTTCTAAATGTAAAACCGTTGCTTGGGTCTACTTGACCTTTCTTATACCGAGTAGCTTTAGCGTAGTATTCTTGTTTAGTAATGCTACCTAGTATCCAAGCCTTACTGAGATCAGTCAGTATTCTCACAAACACATAACTGTCACAGTCTTGCTTAGTACCATGAGATGCAACCGAGCAATCATAATTAGACTGTGGCTTAGTATTACAACGTTTAGTCTTAACGTCAATTCGATTCCCATCTTTTACTAAATCATAGTTAAATGTGTTTGCTTCAGTTGCTCCAATGATATCAGCTACAATTATCTCGCCTATCGCACCTACTACGTTACTAGTGCCACCTGTAATACTTCCCTGCAGTATGCCTACAGAGGAAGCTTTTTCCCTCGCATGACGCATATAATCTTCGCTGATTGGTACTTCGATCATTAGCTTGAACTCAAGTCTACGACTTCACAGGCATCTGCAGTGCAAGCCAATTCACGAGAACCACTCGTATTGTCTTCCTTTTCATACTTAGAAAACTTAGTCCAATCCAAAGTAGATGGCACACGACCATTCCATTCTAGATACTCTTCAGCTTCTATGTCCTGATAAGGAGCTTGTTGGTACGTATGATCAGAGAATGGTAAGAATGATACACCTGAAGATATATCAAAATTATCATACAACCAAGCACCTACTTCCATCCATTCTTCTTCCTTTACAGAAATAGTTACAGATGGTTTGTGTTCGCACCAATTAAGTGCATAGACTTTCCATAGTTCTAGTTGTTCTATTGCACTCATCTCTGTTCTAGTGATAGCACCACTAGGAGATTTCATAGGAAAAGAGAAGACAGTAACACTATCAGGTTTTGTGATATCAGCTTCAAATGGTATGCCCTCTTCTTTCATAAATTGTGTAAGTGGGTCTTTGTTATCCCCACGTACAGTTCTAACATAAAAATCATTATGTCTAGCATGAATACCTGATGCAGAGTCTGTCAATTGAGATACCGTACCACTCGGCTTTACACAAGTGATTGCAGTACTTCTAGGTATGCCAATCTTCTCTGCATATTCTTTGTTTGTTTGTATTGCTACTTGTTTCATTTCCTGTAACCAAACCTTTGAGTCTATCTTTTTGGATAATACATAATGATCCATAATACCTGTTAATGATACACCAAGCAAACGTTCTTCTTCTGTATTTGTTTTCCAAACTTTACGCAAGTATTTTAAATCTGTAAGGGTAGATTGAAAAGTACCTAGCATGGTAGCAATACGTACCTTTGATCGCAATGACAATAGGTCATCATTTTCTCTTACTACAACTTCAGATAAGTTACAAAATTGATAAGGTCTAAGTATAATCTCGCTACACGGGTTAGTTCCCCACATGTGTCCTGTCTGTCTTCTACCGTTCTTAGCTACCTGATCATCGGCAGCCTTACGATTGAACATGCCACGTTCACCTGACTTAGACTCATACAGAGCTAACCATTCTCTCATGTAGGTTTCCATAGCAGGCTTACCTTTGTAGGCTACAGAGTTATTTGCCAATGCTCTTTGACCATCAGCGTTCCACCACTCGCCTGACTTAGCGTGTGCCATTTGATCATCATTTAAGTTAGATAGGCTAATCAATGCAGATCGTCTAACACCACCCACAACTACAACCTCACCAACTTTACACATAATGTCGTGGCACTCAATAGGAAATAACTTTCTACCTGTTGCACCCTTGAATTTTTCTATAGTGAACTTAAATAAGTTAACAAGAGGATCAGCACCTGATGCCCTGCCACCCATAACTTTTAATCTTGCACCTGCAGGTCTTACTTTAGATACATCCCATGTTGGTATCATTCCTGAATACAACAAAGCTACTAATTCTCTGTAGGCTTTTGCCCACCCTGTCTTACTATCTTCCACTGTAATAACAACATCAGACACTTGCATATTCTCGCTAATGATAGGTAGCTTGTCTACGTTCTCTCTTTCTACAGAGAATCCTACACCTGTACCACACATAAGAATGTACATAGCTTCATCAAATGATCTTGGACTATCTACGGGTAGGTAGCTACAGTTGTAGCCACAAGTATTGTCTCTTTTAAGTGCTTCACCTGCAGTCATCATAGCTCTCATAGATGGCATAACTTTTAAACTAGTTATGTACTCTTCCATCATTTCCTTATCAACTGCATCTATCTTATAGTTGTGTTTCTCCATAAGAGCATCAGCCATAAAGTCTACATACCTGCTGACTGTCTCTCCCCAATTCTCTCGTCTTCCCTCATCTTCCATCCATCTAGCGTACCTAGACTTATGTATAAACTCTTGATATGAGGTGGGTAACATATTAGATGCCATCTTTGTCTTCTCCTATTGTTTTAATTAATCTATTCAAATACCAATTTGCTTTTCTTAAATCTTCTACACCATTCTTGTATTTATATCTACACAAATATTTAAGAATGTTGCCCTGAAGATATGCTTCAAACCCATCACCTGTGACGGATTCTATCATGTCAATAGTTTCTATGCCTGCCTTATTGTAATGGGCAGGACTATTAACCATGTCCTCTTTATTCTTGCCTGACAGATACTTAGTTTCGTTTTCTGCTTCTTGTAATTTCTTCATCATATACTCTATATGTCTTATCAATGTTCTTTACCAAAATCTACTTTAATTACATTATCAGGAATGTCAAGCTTTTCTCCTGTTTTATCTTGGTATTGTAGCTGAATTTCTTTGGCCGCAAAGTTAAATTCTATTTCAGATTCACCACATCTAAATACTTCGTCGCCTTGTCTACGTAGCAAAGCCATGACACCCTCGTGCATAATAGATGCAACTGAATGATCATCAAAAGTCTTGTACTTCTTACCCGTTGTATCGTAAGCTACCAGATGAAATTGATCGTCTGGCAATTCAGATATAATTATGTAGTACTTGTCTTTCTCTAAGGACATCATTGTGTCCATATCTTTCTTTTTCATTTCTTTAACCACTCCATAGGTATTGATCCTTCTGCCCACCTGAAGTCATGCTTAAGACACCAATCAGCATAGGTAGTTTTACTTCCTTTATAAATTTTATTCCTAGCGTTCATAAACACCATACGTATATCTAGCTTCTTGTGTTGTTCTTTTACCAAAGCCATCTTAACTCTATCTGCTTTGTCAAACTCACCTTTGGCTTCAATATATATGTTCGTAGCAGGGATGTAGAAATCAGGAGTATAGGTACGTATCTTAGGCACATAAGTAATCTTATGCTTTTCGTACTCAAACTTTATCTTGTTGTCTATAAGTTTTCTAGCTATAGATAATTCAAATTTAGATCGGTAGCCTGCGTTTTTTTTAGCCACTATGTTTTCCCCACTCGGATTTTCCAATTCAATGACTCTAGGCGTTTGTTTATATACCCTGCCATCTTCGGGGATTGTTTTTCTATTATAGTAAGTTCGTCTAATAGGGGATATATCGGCACACATAAAATCTTTCCATAACTAAGGCTGTAGTTTATTGTTTGAAATTCATTCTCCACCTTAATAATATCTCTAGCTTCTGTTTCAGGCGTAACTGCACCATGTTCAGAAAAGTTATCTCTCAGGGTCAAAGGTATTCCTCTGTCATGTTGTCTAAGGAATGTTATATCTCTGCCACCACCAATACCTTTATGAGACTCAATGTATACGTGGTACAAGTTCTCATTTAACTCAAGTAGCTTTGTTTGATAGCTATGTAGGTAGATTGCTGACATTACAATGTTTTCTTTTTTAATACGTCATACCACACTCTAGGTGCTGACTTAGCCTTTGATGTTACCTTATCGTGTAGCTGGGCATTTGACCAACAATGTGATCTGTATCCACACATGCTACATATCTTGTGTAAGGTTTTGTTACCTGTTCTTACTTCTTCACCTTTTACCTTATAAGTTTCAAACTCTGTCTTGTAAGGTTTTACAAAATTAGGATCGGGATCAAGTAATCTTTTTACTCTTCTCTCTGCATCCTTCATGTATTCTCTTCTGTCTTCGTCTTGCCAATCAGGTGCTTCAACCATGACTATTTCGCCACTAGATTTGTTTACAACAATCCAACCACCAAAAGGCAACCCCGTAGCTTCACCGTACAAATGTCCTTGCATGACATACCCAAAGGGATCATCTTCTTTTATCTTATCATATCCCCCGTAACCCGTGTACTTGAATTTAAATGCCCACTCACTAGCAGACTTTACATCCCAAACTTTCTCCACTCCCATTTCATCTCTCAAGATAAGATCAAGTGTTCCTGTTATTTCATGTCCTGCAATGGTAAGTTTTACAGGCTTTTGTTTAGCAACAATCTCTACTTCTGCTTGTTCCATTATGAGTACGATTATGGATTCAACCAAGTCTCCAAACATAAAACGAAACAAAGCATTGTAGTCCATGTCCTCTTTGATGCCTTGCCTATCTAACAACTGTTGGCACAGAGGTCTACCTAGACCTGACATACGTATACTGAACTTACGTTCTTTATTTAGTTGTCTTTCTACAGACTCTTCACATTCTTTTGCAAAGTCTTTAATAGCACTAGGGGAGACCGTGACTTCCCCCCTAGTTGCTTTCTGCATGTAGTCTTGGATTTTAAGCAGATTTAACATTGAAATCAGCCGACAAGTCCTGTTCCTCACTAGGAGAAATGAGTTTCAAAGCTTCTCTGTGCTGAATTAAAACATTCTCATTGTGAGCCTTTACAGTCTCTGAGAAATCTTTCATCAATGCCTTGTCTGTATCCGAGACTTGTACTTCCGAATGGAGAGTCGGAACAGGTACATAGTAAATAACTGAACCTGACTTGACTCTGCTAGTTGCTAACTTAATAACAACCTTTTGCATAATCTTCTTCTGCCTAGTTAAGCTATCTATGAAATCTCTGATAGGTTTAAAGCCTGATCGCTTAAAGTAAGATACAAAAGGTTTATCCTTTATATCCACCTTTGTGCCATCTGCCTTAGTAAAATCCCCATTAATCTGCCCATATATAACTTGGTTACATACTGCAGATCGAGACTTTACTTTAAGTGGGTCATCATCCTTAAGAACCTCTTCTTCTTTCAAAGATAGTCTACCACACTTATTGCCTGCTAATGTGTCAGGAAATTCTCCTGCCAACGTAGGCTTCTGTACTGACTTGCAAGAGAAAGTTCCCTGCTCCATATCATACACACTCCATTCAAAAGTACGTAGGATAGGTCTGATAAACACTTCCTTTGCATAGATAAACTCACCATCTAAGAACATCTTCCATGAGCCACGAGTCAGAGAAACACCGTCTTCTGTCTCCGTATCATAGTTTATGTTCAATCTAGGCAAGCCAACATTAGATGTCGCCTTTGATTGTCCTGTTAGTTCCATAAATTTAGCAGTATCGTCATCACTAAATGCTGATACTAGCTGATCCATTTCGTTTCCGATTGTAGTCATTTCGTTAGTTTCCATTTTTATTTCCTTTAAGTTTATTTAAAATGTAATTTGATCCTAATGGTTAACTTCAGATAAGTCAAGCCAATTATTACCTATTTTTAATTCTATTCCTATTGGCATGTCGTATTCTAAGCCATACCTAGCTTTCGAGCCATCAGAAATAGATAACATGGCTTCAGATAATACCTTGATACACTGATCTTTTTCATCAGGATGTACGTCAAGTACTATTGAATCATGTACTGTGTTGCATATTACTGACTGCATTTTATTTTTTTGCATCACCTTATCTAGTTCAACTAGTGCTATAGGTAGCAAGTCAGCAGTTGCAAATCCTTGTACGGGGTAGTTACAGATAGCAGTTCTGTTTGTGGCTGCACCCCAATCTGTCCACTTAGCATCGGGGAAAGAATAGACACGACCTGATGGTAGTTTGATCTCTTTTGTCCTGACTGCTTCTTTCTCTAATTCCTTGTGCCATTCGGTAACTTTCTCATACTTCTCTTTAAAAGCCGTGTAGTAGGCTTGTTGTGCTGGAGTACCACTGACCCCACCATAGAGAGGTTTGAACGTGTGTGCCTTTGCATCCTGCCTAGAACACCCTATTATGGATGCAGTGTAGCTATGAACATCTGTTCCCTTAAGAACATCATCATATGCTTGTGGGTCTTTGGATAAAAAGCCTGCTACCCTAAACTCTAATTGAGAGTAATCACCCTCAAGTATATAGCCACCATCAAACCTACTTTCTACTATCTTACGTATAGCAAAGGTAGAACCACGTGGCATGTTTTGAAAGTTAGGATTACGACTAGATAATCTACCCGTTGCAGTAACACATTGCATAAATTCAGGATGTACAAAGTTATCATCATCTACGTTATTCTTCATACCCTCAACAAAAGTAGATAGGTAGGTACGAATAGCATTGTATCTAGAGTAGGCTACACAAAACTCACGTGCTTCACCACTTAGTTCGGTTGATCTATCTTCTAGAGTTACCTTGTCTGTCTTAAATCCTGCAGATGCAGTATCTTTTGGATTACGAGGTACAATCTTAAAGCCTGCCACCTCATTAGTGTCCATGTATCTGATGCCTTTACCTTTACATGGCTTGCATATCCGTAATGCTTTACTTGGCTCACCATTTTTGTTGACAAGCCTGACACGACCATGACCTAAACAACCTGCACATTGTTGACCTACAGTTTTGTACACAATGTCTGTCATGTTACGTACATTACGAATGAAATCATTCTTTCTCATACGAGTACGTAGCTTTGGTTTAATTGTGTTACCCCTCATTTCGTGACCCAGATTAAATGTCATAGACCAGAGAGGTTTATCCTTTACCTTACGTGAGTACAACAAAACACTACGATCATCAGGACTAGATAGATTGATTGGTGTATCCCCCATTGCTTCTTTAGCCATAGTCTGTAGTTTGTTTTCTAGATAGAGTAGTTCTGTATTATATTCTTTCTCTATCTCATCTAAGGTATCTAAGTTTATTTTAAGTCCGTTCATCTCAATACGAGTCAGGACTTTTGTCATTTCAAGCGAAAGCTTTAGTGTCGGTACTAATGTCATTAAATAGTTCTCCAAATGTTGTGCCAAAGGCTTCAAGTTGTTTTACTGCCACTTCTTCTGTAGCGATTACGTCTGCTATACCATACTCTTGTACAATCTCATAAGGTATATCATAAAATGTTTTACCATCTTTTAGAAAAGGTGCAACTAAATCTTTTTCTTTTTGTGTAACACCATATCGTTTTGCAAGAGAGTCAAGACTAAGTGACCACCTCTTTGCTTTAGCTAAGATATATTCAGCTACCATTGTATCGTACACATGACGATCATAGGTAAAGCCACATGCTCTTATCCATGTAAGATCAAACTTAAGATTCTGCCCAACAAGTACATCGGCACTATCCAAAGTATTCTGCATTGTTTCAAACCAACCATCTTCTACAAATGCTCGATTGTCTGAGTGAGATATAAAATCGTAGCCTACCTCATCTTCTCCTAGCCACTTGTACCCGATTGATACAAGAGTATTACCAAAGTAAGGCAGGGCAGTAGTGCCGCCTGACTCCTTTGTCTTATGTGTTGTCTCAACATCAAGTGTCAAGACGTTTAGTTTTTCTGCCATTGTTTCTCCTATCTGTATGTATTGAATGACAATTAGCACAGAGTATTCTGCACTTTCTTACTTCTTTAATTAAATTCTTTATGCTATGTAGCACCATGTGGCTGACTTGTTTAGTCTTGCCACCTAGATGGTCAAACTGTAAGGCAAGAGCATTTTTTCTGTATCCACATATGTCACAACCACATCTCATCTTAATGTAGTTGAGCCAACGTCTTCTACGTTTTGCTCTTGCAGTAATTTTAGCATTTCTATTAATAGTACACACCCCTTTGCACATCTATCTGAGCATTAATCATTCCATGCCACCCGTTGATTTTATTTTTAGATATACAAATATGTCTTACTATATTATCTACCTCACTTGATCCTGTCTTACCAATACCTATGATTGCATCAGCTTCACCAGCTTTACCTGTCCTAGAATTGTCAAGCATAGAGTAGTCAATAAATTGACGATCATGTGCATCATAGCTTGCCTGACTGACTGCCCATATAAGTAGCTGATTTCGCTTGGCAATTTCTCTTGCAGTAACGTAGGTCTCTTTTAATCTTTCGTCACCACGATTATATTGACCACCAACACGAAACTTATCTAGCTGATCACAGAACATAATGTCAGGTTTATTTAGTTTTGCATAATCATCCATCTCCTCCACAGATGTACCAACTGAATCCATGATTGTCAGATAAGGTTCTATCTCAAAGTGATATCGTTCAAGTAGCTGATCTTTTTGCATGACCATTTCTTCTCTTGTCAATTCAAAATAAGATTGAATGATACGTAGCTTGATACGTTGAGCAGGTTCTTCGTTTGCCCAATAAGTAACTTTGAATTTTTGTTTGATGTAAGATGATGCAAGGAAACAACAAAAAGTAGTCTTACCCACTTCAGGTCTAGCAAATATTATCCCTAGATTACCCTTATCCATTCCTTTAAGTTTTTCTTGGATAAGGTTGAATTTAAAAGGGAAATCTGTGTCTCCTGCTTCTTCTTCAAGCAACTGAGACAAATCACTTTCTACTATATTGTAGGTAGTTTTGTCACTAATGCGGCCATCTTCAACTGCATCTATAAGTCTACGTAACTCGCCAAACTCTTCGTTCTCACCTGTAAATATTTCAAGTGCTTTCTCGCCTATCTGCCTTGCTCTATCTCTAAGCCACAGATTGTTAACTAAGTCTAGATGAAGTTCGTCATCACCTGACACAGTACTTTCTAATTCAGATATAACTTCTTGTATTCTGTTTCTAGCCGAATCAGGCATGGCAGGATTTCTGTCGTTAAAGACTCCTGCAAGTTCAGACTTAGTTAAAGTCTTGGCGTACTTAGTATGGGAATATACTATTGTGTCAAAGATATCTTTTAGTTCCCTATCAAACATATCTCTATCTATTTTGTTCTTTACCTTTGCAAAGAAATCAACATCTAAACAAAATCCTAAAACTTGCTTATCTACTGATATGATTGTTGATGAAGTCATCACGTTCCTCTTTCTCCATATTTTTCAGGTCTTTCTTTAGCACTACTAACTTAGTAGGTACATAATTAGACAAATGCCTGACAATGTCAACTGCTTTCCGAGTTGCATCTTTGTCTAAAGCCACAAAAATTTTTTTATAATTTTGGATTACTTGTATGTGTGAATCCAAAAGGGAAGTTCCCATCAAAGCTAATCCCCGTACAAAGTTACTAATACTGCAAGCACTAGGACAATCTTCGACAATAAATAAGTTCCCTCCCTTTCCACATAAAAAAGGATATCTACTATTTCCATATCTTAACCACTTCGGTTTACTATTTGTTAAACTTCTTCCCGTTGCATCAACTACCTTATCTCCATCTTTGACAAGATAGACAACACGATCACGTTGGAAGTCATATCTAATATCAACTAAGCCACCTAGATAAGCATCATAAGAATGTACTTGCTTAACATAGTTCTCAGCATTGATATTGCGAGACAAAGAGACAAACGTATCAGGTATAACAAAATCTACCTCTGTCTCTTCTTGTTTAGTTTCTTTTTTGACAAATGCCTGACTTGAATTATCTCTTGTCAAACTGACACCCGTTCCACCTTTAGTATTGCAATCAGCGTGGAAACAATACCACAATCTTTCAAAACCATTGTCACTTACACTAAAGGTATTTGGCTTGCCACATAAAGGGCAATCAGACCTATAGCGCCCATAAGCAGGAATGGAGAGGGATTCAACATAGCCTTTTAACCATTTTGGACTCATCTACTTGTAGCATCTTTATACTGTTTGGTATTTACAGTATAGACTTGTGCTAACTTATCTAGATCGTACTTACTTTTAAGTTCATCAAAAACTCCAATATGTCCAACTAACTTGCGAGACTTTGCTACCAAGATAGGTATCCATGTTAGGTAGTCTCGTTGATTACCTAGCTTAACTTGATCTTTGTCAACCAAACCTAAACGTACTGCTGACAACTTTGCCCACAATACATGGTGCTTATCATAACTACGCTGAGTTATGTCTACTTTAATCTCTTCCATCATCTGCTATCCTCAAATCTTCTAAGTATAGTTTAATTGCATTTCTCATCAGATCAGCTACGCTTACTTGTGTTGCATACCTATCTGTTTCCCTAGTAGCAAATTTCTCTAGTTCGTTGTAGTCTGCTTTAGAAACTGTCAAGTTATAAACTTTAGTTTCTTCAGGTATCTTATTTGGTCTACTCATATTATCTCCAATCTCCCTCGTGGGGTGTATCTCCCAATGGGATAATTGCGTATACCACGAGATGTATTTTTACGTCAAGAAAAAAATAATAAAAAAATAATTTGACATATGTTTTTAGTTAGTTGTATAAGTTTCCCTGATCATAAATATAGGAGATAATATGATACATTGGAAAACTAATGAAGAAATGGGAGATGGCTTTCAATTCGTTAAAAGTGAGCATCTAGAAGTTAAATACAATGCTTTAGTTAAGGTTGAAACTCACGAGAAAAATACCATGAGAACTAAATATCTAGTTAGAGATTGGTGGAGTAACAAACAGTTGTTTGAACTTAGAACTTTTATTAATGATACCTTATCAGAGAGAGGACATAGCTAATGATATATCTTGAATTATTTTCAGGTGGTAGTGTAGCTAGGCAATCTGTAAAAGAATTAGGTTTGCCCGTTACTAGGTGGTATTCATCAGAGATCAACAAGTATCCAATTCAGATAGCTAACGACAACCATGATGATCTAATTCATCTAGGTGGTGTCGAGGGTGTATTAGATAAACTAGTTTCACATAAAGACATTGATGTTATTTTTTGTGGATCGCCTTGTCAGGGTTTTTCCGTAGCAGGAAAACAATTAAACTTCGAGCATGAACAATCCAAGTTGTTCTTTACATTCCTCGATATCTACAAGGCTATCTATACTGTTAATCCTCATGTTAAGCTACTCTTTGAAAATGTCAAAATGAAAAAAGAATGGGAACAGATTATCCTATCTAAACTACAAGAGATAAATCCAAGCCTAAAGCTACACATTATTGATTCGGCTTTGGTATCTGCTCAACGAAGAGTTCGTATGTACATTACTGACATAGAGTTTGATATGCCTGAAGATAGAGGTATCTTACTTAAAGATATTATCGAATGTGGTTGTGTAGATAGGAACAAATCCTACTGTCTAGATGCTAACTATTGGAAAGGGGGTAATTTGAAGATGTACTTTGAGAAATCTCGCAGACAATTAGTATTTGGAGATGGTTGTCATCAGGTAGGAATAGCTGATATTAAAGGCTACGACATTATCAAAAGAGTTTACTCAATCGAGGGTAAATGCCCTACCTTAACTACCATGCAAGGTGGACACAGAGAACCTAAGATAGTCTGTGGAGAAAAGCCACTTAGGTCGGCATCAATAACGGGTAGAAGAATAGATAGCAATGGTGTTCGTAAAGATGATGACACTAGCCTACCTATTGTTCAAACTCTTGAAGTATCCGACACAGATAAGTCAAGATGCTTATCTACCTTAACTAAGGATACAGTATTGTCAGATTTACCTAAAGGTAGGTATCCTGATGCTTATGGTGAACATTCAATGAGGTGGAGAAAACTTACTGTAAAGGAATGTTGTAGGTTGCAAACTTTACCTGATGATTACTGTAAGTCTGTTAGTAACTCTCAAGGTTACAAGATGCTTGGTAATGGTTGGAACAATGAAACTATCAAATGTATTCTAAAAGGTTTGACAGATGATTTTAAATGGGGTAGGGGTTAAAACATGAATGACGCTTTGCAAGAAAAACTAGATGCTTTAGAGAAAGCATACAATGAAGATAAGGTATCTAGCATTTGGTTGTTAGATACAGTAAAAGAAATATTAGACTATTTTAAACCTTTAGGGAGAGATCGTGATGTTTGATAAGCAAGCTAAATTAATAAATGAGAAAAGAAATCTCACACAAAAATATGTAAGTGATCTGTATTGGGAATATGATAGAATGTCTAGTTCAGGTCAAGAAACATTAGATAAACTAGCTACCTTGTATGATATCGAAACTAATCAAGAGTTAGAAGAAAGACTATCTAAAATGTCAAAGGAAGAAATGAAACAAGCATTGGAGAAATCACAATGACTAGCAAACAATATAAGGAAATGTTGCGTTTTATTGTAGATGAATTAGACACTAGAGAGTTATTGAAATTAAAAAGTATAATTGAAGATAGAATTGCAGATAGAAAAGATGGAGGTTATAATGACTAAATATTATTCAAGAAGTAAGCAGAAGTTTATCGACATAGCTAATATGCCTGACCAATATGTCAGAAATGCTTTTGTCAAGATGTGTAGTGAGGAATCAACCAAGATGAACTCTTATTTAGCATCACATTACAAAAAACTTGCAGAAGATAACTTTATCGCAAGTGTAGATGATCTAGAAAAGAATGAGATCATGGTAGGTAGTTTAACTAAGGAAAGAGATGACTACAAGAAGAAAGCCAATGACATGGAAATGGCTAAGATGAATATCAATCGTGATTTGCTAGATGTAAAAGACAAATTGAAAGACACAGTATCTAAACAAGCCTACCAAATCATGTGGGATAATTGTGAGAAACTTAAAGAAGATTACAAGTATGCAAATGATCGCATGATGATGTATGCTGAAATGCTCAATAGTTTAAGTCCTAAAGGTAAACATTATGTGTTTAGCGAGATACCTAACACAGATGATGGTTGGGAATTTGTTGACAAACTCAAACGCTATCTTAACAAGGAAAGCTACAAGGTTAGAGTTCGTGGTCAATATCTAGATGACGAAACCAAAAAGACTGAGGGTTGGAGAAGATATACTTATGGTCAACCAATCGAGAAATCCAAGTGTCTTAGGGTTTATGTAGATATCAACAATGACAAATAAGATGACACTAAAACATGACAAACCAAATCACACTATTGATCATGGCTATATGTGTGATAAGTGTGGTAGCAAGGGAGATGTCTTTGATCTAGGTATTCTTCTTTGTGGTGTTTGCTACCTACTTAAGTATGATCCATCTAGGGTAGATAAAGTTAAAAGAAAAATCATTTGACTAGGTAGTTTATCTGTAGTAATTGTTTGTTTCATTTTAATTATAGGAGATATGAAATGAATGATTATGAAAAATTAGAATGGTTACATTTTGCAATACAAGAATCCATTAAGGGCAATCATGGAGAATTAAAAAATGCTCTTGAGGTTGTGGAGAGTTTAAGAGAACCCTATTTAAAAGGAGATAAAAAATGAGCAGAGAACATTTCCACGAAAGCCAAATAGAAGATAGAGTATCTGAACTTATGGAAAAAGGTATGTCAGATGAAGATGCTATCCAACAAGCTGAAAGCGAGTATGATGGTCAAGTTAATCTAGTTGAGGAGCAAGCACTCAGAATACATGAAAAAGCATTTGAGATGAATAAAGAAGATATTCAGAGGAAAGTTAAGCAAGGTTGCTATCGAGATGAAATAATCTTAGATAAGGTAATCGAGTATTTGAAAGCCAATTCTAATTCAGATAGCGAACACCATGCAGTAAAAGAAGAATCAAAAAGATTGCTAGGTTGGATAGATCATTGGATAGAGGAGGTAAACATCAATGCAGAATAAGATTGCCCGTATCCATGTAAACCAACATGTAATCAAAGCCAATGCAAAGTATGGCGAAAACAATCCCGTATTCACAATTAAGCAAGGTGGCAAGAATACCTATGCTTATAGTGTCAAGGTAGTTGGTGAGATGGAATTAGTTTATTCGCCTGATAAACCACTTAGTTGTGGTGCTAAAGTTTGGATAGAAACACGGGGAGATATCCAATTTGACAAATCAAGCGACACTAAAGATTTGCCAAATGACAAACTAAGCGACACTAAAGATTTAGTTGATAAAGTATCTGTTAATTCTACCACTAATCTAGCTATGAATTTAGATAAATCCCTTAAAGAATTTCTATCTAAAAAAAGAAGAAAAATCCAAAATAAAAATAAATTATCTGCTTGTTTATCTAGATAAGATAGTTTATAAATCTACCTAGCTACTAATTCAGGTAGCATTAACCAAAAAGGCTTTTAGCCTAGAAAGAGAAATATTATGGATAACATAATAACTATAGATCAAGAAACAAACTTGAAATCAAATACAAATCACAATCACAATAATCCTTTTGACGTTTCATTATTTTCTGATAATGCAAAGATAAGAAGAATACCTTTATTTGCATATGATGAAGATGAATATGGAGTTGGTAATCAGGTAAAGTTAAAAAATTATTCAGGCTTGTTTAATGAAAGCTTAAATGAAGTTTTACAATCTAGACCAATAGCAGATACTTATAAGTTAGTACCTCACCAAGATTTATTTTCTTTACAAGCTGATATTTTAGATAAAACAGATTTACCTAAACAAAATATTAGAGTTGAAGATAAGTTAATCAATGGTGGTTTACAAGCACAACGAACAATCTACTATGATGATCTTGCTATTCCCGTTTCTAATTCAAAAGATATAGTTAAGGCAAGAATAGATGTTTTTAATTCTGTAGATACTTCTTGGGCGTTTCAAGTTTTTTCAGGAGCATATAGAAACCTATGTAGAAATACTTTAGTTTTTGGTGGAGAAAAATCCTATCATCAAAAGAAAAAACATACTCTTAATTTATCACCAAGTGCTATGATTCAAAAGTCAGGTTTAGGTTTATCTATGTGGCATCACCAAAAAGATTTAATGCTTAATTGGAGAAAGATACAAGTAACCGATCAACAATTTGCTGATATGTTAAAAGATACTATCTGTACTAAAAAAACTAAATCTGCTGAAGTTGGTGTTAATCCCGTTAATGAAACTAAATTGAATTATCTTCTTGGTTTATTTGACGAGGAAAAGAAAGAACTAGGTTCTACTCTTTGGGGTTGCTACAATGCCTTAACTCATTGGTCAACACACACAGATTATAAAGTTGAAAGATATAATCAGGAAACCAAAAAACTTGAAACTATTTCAGGTGGTCGCCAAAACGCCAATAAACCGAACGTAGAAAGACAAAGAGCTGATGTTGTCAGGGAATTACTTTCTTCTAATGCTTGGCAGTCTTTAGAAATGGCTAATGCTTAAAATGAGTAATGGTTTAGAACTTGCTTATGTTATCTATAGGACAGTTGTAGTAATTCTATTCTGTCTTATAGTTTATGCTATAATTATTATTTAACTAGGAGAACTAAAAATGACTATTGATAAAACTAAATTGCAAACATGTATTGTTTGTAATCAAACTATCCCACCTAAATATCTTGGTAAAGATAAAGACAATCAAGATGCTTATTGGTACGAGGGAAACAATGCCTTACCTATCGCTGATGGTCGGTGTTGTGATACTTGTAATGGCATTGTCGTTGCTGATCGTATAACAAATTTAACTATGTCAAGAATGCAAAATAACCATTTAAGTTTTAATGATGCAATTAAAAAGGCTAAAGACTTGGGAGGAAACATATGAAAAGACAACATTTAAATAAGATGTCTACCTTACTTGAAACTTTGGAAATCGTATCTAACAATGCCAAGAAAAAAGGTCATAGATCAGGCTATAGATGTCATCAATTAGCTAAAGAATTAGCTGATCAATTTAATGTCTTTGTACCTACCTTGACATCAATAATAACCAACAAAGAAAACAAAAATAATCCAAGTTTAATTTCAGGTAATCACATGATGACAAAAGGTGAACACGAAATATACAAGGTTATTAAATCGGGAGTAAGATTAAAAGTAGTTGACATATACGACAACAAACTAACAGACAAATCTTATAACACGATCAAACAATATGTATTCTTTTTAAAGAAAAAAGGTTTTGTTCAATCTATTAAAGTTAAAGGAAAGAACTATAAATATTATAAAGCTATGCCATTAAATTTTAATACTATGGATAGAAATTTGGTTAATAAATTATCTAGTTGACTTTAAAAAATAAATAAGATTATAATTAACCACCTTTGGGATATCTCTTAGGTGGTTTTTTTAAAACCCTAATTTAAATAGTTAAAAGGAATTTCAAAAATGAAAACAGAAACTTATTTAATTAAACATGAATACGACCAAAACAAAAAAGAAATGATTTCTAAACCTTGCAAAGTTGAAATGCGTTGGAAGATTTACGACGCTTTCGCTTGTTTAGAGATTATCGGTTTTAAGGAAAAACACGAAACAATAAAGCACTTGTTATATTGCCATAAAGACCAAACAGTAAACATTTTAAATAGTCTTAATGAACAGATTGACAATGCAGATGATTTAGAACCTTGTAAAAAAGATAGGTTTTACTTTAATGAAAATGTTGGTGTTCAATTTGCTGATGTTCAATGGGGTTTGCATGGTCAATTAGATTTAGAAGACTTAATTGCTACTAAGCAGGGAGTTAAATAGATGGCTTACTTTTTTAAATGTAATATATGTAAATATAAAGAAACTTTTGCCGATCAATTTCTGATTCCTGAAAAGGCATTAGAAGGTAAACTTAATGATTATGAAAATGTAGTTTGTTCGGGTTGTATCTCAGCCAAAACAAGATTAAAAGGTAATCATATAATAATTGAAAGGAAGAATAACAATGCAAACATTTAATTTAACTCTTGAGAATATGCCACATAGAACAAAGAAACTTTTAAATATTGCAAAGGTTGAAAATATGCGTTCACCTCGTAGTAATAAAGAAGTAGCAAACCAATTCATTATTACTTTGCAGAATGGTATTACTGTATTTCAAAGCTACAATTCTATTATCTGCGTTAAAGCTGATGGCGAAACTTATTTGGATTATGATAGGTGGAATTATTCTAAAACGACTAGCAAATATAGAAATATGTTTTTGAATGAAAGCACAGTTAATACAGTTAAAAAGATTGGCTTGGGTGAATATGCTTGTGTTCGCTTGAATAAATAAGTTAACAAGTTTCTTCCCTGAAAGCACTCTAGATTAGTTTCTAGGGTGCTTTTTCTTTTATTAGCCTAATATATATCTAATTCGTTGTTTCTGTTGTGTATTCGCTTTAAATGGCGTTCGGGTTATTGTTCGCAATCTGCATCGCAATGAATACCTTTTGGGGTTTAGTTGTATGATCTAAAAATGACAAATAGCATTACACGGGCGTATATATGTCAGGCAATCGGCAGTTTAACAGTTGGGTTTGGTTATTGGGTTGGCTTTTTAGCCTATGGTGTTAGTTCTTGGAGGTCAGAGATGACAAATCAAAATGTAAGAAAATCCTTACGTGTGTGGGTACGCATGGGTCACCCCCCTCCCCCCAGCATTTGCTAGCAATGTCGCCATATTTTTATCTGAATGAGTTACTTGTATGAACTATTTGCATCCCTTTGGGATACCCCTGCAAGTAACAGAGCTAGAGACTCCCCTCTATACTAAGAACAGTTAATTCCCTGTGTATATGGTGTATCTCCCGGAGGTGTTACTCCGATTATATCCATCTTATCAGAAAAGTCAAGACATTTGTGCATAAATTTTTTTTTATTTGACATATATATGTTATATCTGTATAATCTCTGTATCAAGACCAGTTTCGAGCAGCAGCAACCAAACTGAATCTCGTGCTTTGGCTCAAGCTAAAAGGTTCTTGACTCACTAACTATAGGAATTAACCGTGTTTGAAGCATTTGTACTCGTTTGCTACTTAGGAGTAGACACCGATTGTAGACAATTGCAGGATACACGTGGACCTTATCCTACAGAAATGCTGTGTAAACAGCGTATTGTAGAAATAACAGTCGAATTACCTAAGTATTTACCGAATTACCAAGCAAAAGCGTACCGTTGTGACAAATTTACTACCACAAACAAAAAATTCACGTGAAATATCACCCCAACAGGAGCAATTCCTAACCAATCTATTCGATAATGGTGGAAATGTTACTGACGCAGCGTTAGCAGCGGGTTATTCTAAGGGTAGTGTCACGTGGTTAAAGAACAGTTTAGCCGATGAAATAATCAATCGCACAAAGAACGTACTGTCTATGCACGCTTTTAAGGCTGCTACACGCCTAGTAACGACAATAGACAACCCCGTACCCGAAAGAGGAGACGACCTACGCTTCAGGGCTGCAGAATCGCTTTTAAACAGGGTTGGACTGGGTAAACAAGAAACAACCAACGTAAATGTACAGGCAGTTCACGGTATTGTGTTGCTGCCACCAAAGAAAGAGGTAGTAATCGATGGCTAACAAAGTATATTCAAACGATCCCCAAGCATCAAGGTATCAGAAACCAAGAAAAGCAACGGTGTTAGAGAAGTCAATGGAGAAAAAGAAAAGAAAAGCTGATCACTATAGAATGAGAGAAATAAATAAAGATGCCTATGATCCCACAGAGCCAGTTCCAAGTGACATTTTCAAGGATGCTGAATCAAAACGACTGTACGATAGGTTAGGCAGACAAGAAAAAATGTATGGAAGATACCAAAGAAAAGATGAACGTGAAGCTTAAAAAAAGAAAGAGGTCGTAATCGGTGGGGATATATAATAAAAAACAACAAGTACGAACAATCCTAAATAAAAAGACTGGTGAGTCTAAAGTTTTTAAAAGTTCTGGTGTAGATGCAAAAGGTCTACATTATTTTACTTCATCAGATAGTGCTAAAATAGAAAAGTTCCTGACAGGAAACAACCCGTCAGCAAAAACTGGATTACCTACAACTACAGATAAAAAAGGTAACATTCTTGTAGCAAAACCAAAAAGCTTTGCGAGTGCTGCAGAACGTGAAGGCCCTATAACAAAGATACAACAACCGATGCTTATAAGTAAAGATGCAATTCGTAAAGACCTTAAAAAAAGATATTACAACTCACCAAAGAAGAGGTAATTATAGATGGCTAAAAAAAACAAAATGTATTCAAATGATCCTCAAGCATCGAGATATCAACAACCACGTAAAGCAGGCAGTGGGGATGCTTTAATGAACACAGCAGGAGTATTGCTAGGGGCAGGTGGAGCATACGTAGGTAAAACTTACTATGATTTATTTAAAACTCAAGCTGAACTTATGAAAGGTGGTAAGGGGCATAAGGTTAAGAGTAAACCTAGAATGGGAGTCAACCCTAAAGACCTTTCAATAAAAGGTGGTTCAGGACCTAAAGGTAAACGCCTTAAAAGAATATAGATGACCGATGCACCAAAGAGGGGTCGCCCTAAGAAAGACCCCGAAGCACCAAAGCAAAGATATTTTCTGTCCAGAGCCGAACAAGCCAGACGACAGACACAAAAGAGGTTACGTGATGCTAAGAAACGTGCAGACAAAGTAACCAAAGTAGCAGAAAGTAAAAGAAGATATGCCAGAAAGCTTGAAGAGAAAGTTGGTAAAGTTGAGAAAGCTCTTAAGGGAGATGCAACTACCGTTATCGATACAGGGGAGTTGGCAAGCCTTCCTCCACCTGTGCAAGAAATTGTCGGCAATCGGGAAATCGTGTTTCAACCGAATGAAGGACCTCAAGAAGAGTTTTTGTCATCGGGTGAAAGAGATGTTCTCTATGGAGGTGCTGCTGGTGGGGGAAAATCTTTCGCCTTGTTGGCAGACCCCCTTCGTTATTGCACTAATCCTAATCATAGGGGTCTTCTTCTTAGGCGTACTCTTGACGAACTTACTGAGTTAATAGACAAATCCCGTCAACTGTACCCCAAAGCGTTTCCCGGTGCAAAGTTTAGGGAGTCAAAGTCAACGTGGCACTTCCCATCTGGAGCAACAATCTGGTTTACCTATCTAGACAAAGACAAAGATGTAACCCGATTTCAAGGACAAGCTTTCAACTGGATAGGGATAGACGAAATAACCCAATACCCAACACCCTACGTGTGGGATTACCTGAGATCAAGACTGAGAAGCACCGATCCCGAACTACAACAAAGTTTGTATATGAGGTGTACAGCGAATCCGGGTGGAATCGGTGGGTGGTGGATTAAGAAGATGTACATTGACGTAGGTGAACACAACAAACCGTTCCCTGCAGCAGATGTCGAAACAGGTAGACCGTTCACGTGGCCGCAAGGACACGAAAAGGAAGGTCAACCTTTGTTCTATCGTAGGTTCATTCCTGCGAGACTAACAGACAACCCGTTCCTTATGGCAGATGGACAATATGAAGCGATGCTTCGTTCACTACCAGAGATAGAACGGAAAAGATTACTTGACGGGGATTGGGATGTAGCCGATGGTGCAGCCTTCCCAGAATTTAGCAGGGTTAAACATGTTGTGGAGAGCTTCCAATTGCCAACTAACTGGCCCCGTATCAGGGCGGCTGACTACGGGTATGCGAGTCCTTCTTGCGTTCTTTGGGGTGCTATTGATTGGGATAATAATATCTGGATTTATCGGGAGTTATACGTAAAACAGTTGACAGCAGAACAATTAGCCGATAGAATACTAGAAGCAGAGCAATTAGACCCTCTACCCCACTACACAGTACTTGACTCCTCTTGTTGGAATAAGACAGGGTTTGGTCCTTCCATAGCAGAAACAATGATGAGATCAGGAGTCCGTTGGACACCGTCTGATCGTAACAGAATACAAGGTAAGATGGAAATACATCGTAGGCTTGCAGATGACCCAAGAACAAATGAACCGAGATTACGAGTGTTTTCTAATTGTAGCAACACTATCAAGCAATTGGCAGCAATTCCTCTTTCCAAGACTAACAGCGAAGACGTAGATACTAAAGCAGAAGATCACGCATACGATGCACTGCGATATATGTTGATGACAAGAATGACAGGGTATGCAGCAATTCACGAAACGCTTAATGGCATTAAGGCTCAAGTCTATCAGGTACAAAATGAAACATTTGGATATTAAATAAATGGCAGAAATAACAAAAGATTCCACCTTAAGAGAAGTTTTAACTTCTTATGCAAACAAAAATAAAAGAGGTTCTAGTTTTGTCACAGAAGGCGTAAAGCTATTTAAGGATATTGCTGATAAAAAAGGATCGGCTCTTCAATTATTTACTCCTGATAAAAACGGAAAAACATTACTTAATAGAACACTGACTAGTATAGATGTAGATTCTGTAGGACTAAAACAACCTATGCAAAACTTGCGTCAAGTTGGTCTATCGTTAAAGTCTATAATACCAGAGTCTAGTGATCTGTATAATTTTTTACCTGATAAAGAAAGTAACAGCGAAAAAAACTTAAAGATATTTGGAATTGAAGAGCCTGCTAAAGCTAAATCTTTAGTATCTCTTAAAGTAAATTCTGAAACAATGAACGAATTGTTTTCTAAGATTCAAGAGTTTAAGTTAGACCCTAAGACAGAAGCCATAGCTGATGCTATGTTATTTAATTTAAATACAGGATTAAGACCTAACGCTGCAGCAGGATTAAAAGTGGGAGGAGTTTACTTTCCTGAAAGTGGTGCTATATACATTGATGCTGAAACTAAAGGAGCAAAAGGAAGAAGAATAAATGTTCCTTTAAGTCCTCTTGCAGATTCCATTCTTCAAAAGCGTATCGCTGATGGCAAGGTAGTCAACGATCAATTTTTTGTAAAGCCTGATGGTAAAGTTGTAACATCAAGCGATATGACTAATTTATTAAAGAAGATAAAGATAAAAGATATCTTGTTTGATGCTTCTACAAATAAATATTATGATAGCCTAGCTCCAGATGGTAAAGATGTTCCCGGAAAAAGAGGATCAAGTCTTTTTAGAAATATACACACAAAGATAGGTCAAAAATCAGGAGTTGCTTTTGAGAGAATAGCCTATCTACAAGGTAGAAGTCTTGTATCTGCTGCACAAGGATCAGTCGGAGAAGTTGTAACTTACGCTACAGACTTTCCCGGAGACATTGACCCAAAAGGTTTTGATGCACAGCAAGCAAGTAAAATAAGTTCAATCTTTCAGCCTTCTTTAGAAAAATATAACTACGATATATCAGGAAAAACTGCTAGAATAACAAAAGCAACAAAAGGATTTGAAAATTATTTTGATGCACCTGTTCTCGATCAATCTGCTACTATTGAAGGTACATTTACAGATGTAACCGACAAAAAAGCAATGAGTTTTGAAGATTTTAGCGAAGAAGAAATAGCTGAGTTAAATAAAGCTGGCATTAAAGATAATAGACCACCAGAAAAAAAGGCTTTAACAAGAATACAAAAGTTAAAACAGGGTGTGACTAAGGCAGCCACATCTAAAACAGGAAAAGCCGTTCTTACTGCTGCTGGGATAGCAGCATCGAATATCGCCAAGTCATCCCCTCTCGTTGCAGGTGGATTAGAATACCAAATGTCTAAAGACGAAGGCAAAGGTGAATTTGAATCTGGAGTAAGAGGACTTGCAGAAGCAGCTAATCCTCTACCAATTGGAATTAGAGAATTTGAACAAGCTGGAGAATTTGTAGCTGAAAAAGCTAGAGATGATTCTTCAATAAGTGATAGTGGGTCTTTCTTAGATGCACTTACAGGCTCGTTAACAGGGCAATCATTGAATCTATCTGGAGGTTATGCTTCTGGGGGATTTGTAAACAAGGCAGAATAGGAGACAACTATGCCAGACAATAACTACAACTACGGACCTTCATATGTAATGAACTCCGATAAAACAGCTTACAACGCACCAGATGCACCTTTAACTCGTGAAGGTAAAGACTTTGACACAAAGATGGGTAACTACGATTTGCAATCTGATATGCCAAAGAAACAGTCTAAACCAACTGTTGAAGCTTCTTTCAACACAATGGCTGACAATAAAAACTACTTCTAAGTAAGGTAAATACATGTCTGATAATTTTCTTCAACCTGAAGATGATACTGGCGTACCTATAGCTAATCCATCCGAGCAAATGCCCGGACTAGCAGGCTACGTAAAAAAGAAGTTTGAGGATTCTGAAAATGGGAGACGTACCCATGAACACAGATGGCTACAATCTTTTAAAAACTTCAGGGGTATCTACGATTCAACGACACAGTATCGTGATTCTGAACGTTCCAAAGTTTTCATTAAAATAACCAAAACTAAGGTTCTTGCAGCGTATGGGCAAATAGTAGATATTCTGTTTGCTAATAAAAAGTTCCCAGTGGTTGTTGAACCTACTCCTATGCCAGAAGGTATAGAAGAGTTTGCTCACATGAAGACACCTCTTGATGAAGATCAACCAGTAGACCCATATGGGTTTGAAGGAGATGGAAGAGAAGTTCCACCCGGAGCATTACAGGCTGATCAACCTCACAAACTTGGAAGTTATGATAAAGAATTTCCAGACATGTTAGTTAAAGGTCCTGCTAAAATGGCAGAACCTCAAGTTAAACCTGCGCAGAAGATGGCACTACGGATGGAGAAGTGTATTCACGATCAGCTTCTTGATACCAATGCAGTCAGTGTGTTTAGGCAAGCTATTTTTGAAGCATCTTTGTTAGGTACGGGAATCATTAAAGGACCATTTAATTTCTACAAAAAAGTTCACAAGTGGGAAAGAGATGAAAACGGGCAAAGAAACTATGTTCCCTACGAAAAAGTTGTACCTCGCATAGAATATGTATCTGTGTGGGATTTTCACCCTGATCCATCGGCAACAAGTATCGAAGACTGTGAGTACGTAATACAAAGACATCGTATGAACCGTCAACAACTTCGTGGTTTGATACAAAGACCGTACTTTGACGCAGAAGCAATTGAAGAGTGTCTTTCTAAAGGTGCAAATTATGAAGATAAATATTATGAAGACACTATTCGTGAAGATGAAACTGAGCCACATGTTTTAGAAAACAGATTTGAAGTTCTTGAATACTGGGGAGTTATCGACAAAAAGTATGCTAACGAAGTGGGCATGGATGGCGTTAATGAAATGTCAGAATTTGATCAGGTACAAGTAAATGTGTGGGTGTGTGGCAACATGGTTATTCGTTGTGTAGCAAATCCGTTTACTCCTGCTAGAATACCTTTTCAAGCATTTCCATTTGAAATCAATCCTTATCAATTGTGGGGAGTTGGTGTTGCAGAGAACATGGAAGATGCACAGCTACTTATGAATGGTCACGTAAGAATGGCTATTGATAACTTAGCACTTGCAGGTAATCTTGTATTTGATGTAGACGAAGCAAGCTTAGTTCCCGGACAGAACATGGACATATTTCCCGGAAAAATATTCCGAAGACAGTCGGGCGTAACAGGAACTGCAATCAATGGTCTTAAGTTTCCAAACACTGCAGGCGAGAATATACAGATGTATCAGATATCTCGACAACTTGCAGATGAAGAGACGGGCATACCATCAATTATGCACGGACAAACTGGAGTAACAGGAACAGGTAGAACTGCAGCAGGTTTATCAATGTTAATGGGTTCTGCAGGTCTTGCCATGAAGACAGTTATAAAAAATATAGATGATAACTTATTAAAACCAATTGGTGAAGCGTATTTTCAGTGGAACATGCAGTTTAATGAAAATGTGGATGACATAGAGGGTGATCTGGAGATTAAACCTCGTGGGGTAGCAGCAGTAATGCAAAAAGAAGTGAGAAGTCAGCGTTTGACATCTTTACTACAGACGGTAGCAAACCCTATGCTTGCACCATTTATTAAAATACCGAATTTAATGAAAGAATTAGCAATAGCTCAAGATATTGATCCTGATAGCTTAGTTAATGATGCAAATGAAGCTCAAATATATGCAGAGATGCTGAAAGGAATGATGCCAGATGCTCAACAAGGAACAGGCGAGGGTGCTAACCCCAATAATCAACAGCAAGGAATGGGTCAACCTAGTGGAGTATCTCAACGACCTGAAGGAACTGACAATCAAGGGTCTGGTAACGGCACAATCGGAGTCGGAGCTACGCCAACTGCAGGGGAAGCTGGCTTTACTGGAAATGCTCCTCAACTTGAAGAATAGTCATGGAGACGTTATAAAGAATGTCTAGTATATTTGACACTTTAGATTTTGCTAGTGATTTTTTTGGGCAACCCGATAGAAATAAACAAAAAGTATCACGAAGAGAATACAGAACGGGATACATTGATTATTATGATCAATCACTAGATGCTACAGGCATTAAAGCAGATTTGTCAAGAAGGTCGCCTACAGATAGTAAAGAAGAAGAAAGTAAACAAGTTAGTGTAAATCAAGTTGGTGTTACTGATAGTGGGGATGATGATCCTATGTCAATATCCAATTTAACAAATTTATCGGCAGGTTTTGATAGTAATTTAAATAGCTCATCTTCTATATTAGATTTAGAAAATAATTTTATAGATTACAACACATCCTTACAAAATGCAGGTTTTAAAGATAGAAGTGACAGTTTCCTAAATAAAAACTTTGGAATATCACTTGCTGCCGTTCCTCAAAGTGGAAAAGAAGCAAAAGAAGATGTAAAATCACTAGCTTCTAAAAGAGGATTAACTTCCTTACTTAAATCGGGTGCTAAAAGAGGTTTAGCATATCTGGGAATGAGTCCAATTATAACAGGTGGAGCAACAGGATTTGTTACAGGTAAAACATTAAGTGATCCACTTGGAAACCCATCATACAGACCAGATCATTCAATTTTAGGCACAGTTATGGACATAAACTATTCCATACAAAGTAACAATATTAGTCAAAGTATGGCTGCAATAAACGCAAATAATGTAACAGGATATAGAGGTGCTAAATCACCTACTGGATTTTTTGGTTATATAGGGGGTCAACTTGTAAGCAGGGCCCCGAATGGTAAATCCTATACTGGTGTAAATGCTGAGTATGGAAGAATGGCTGAAGCTTTTAGTAAAGGCTATGCTCCTTTAGGGTATAATGTTGACAGTGAGTCAGGACAACACTCTATTGCATCTAGGACAGGAGCATTTAGGGGTTACGATGAAAGAGGATATCACGTTAGTGGAAATCAATTTTCAAAAGCAGGATCAATGTCAGATGTCAGAGTTACAGCAGAAACATATTTTGGAAAAGGTGCAGGTAGAGAAGAAGATAAAAAGGTTATAGAAGCTCTTCAAAGAGTAAGAAGTCAATACAATTTCTTTGGTCGTCTTAAAGATACTGTAAAGAATCCAGTAACTCTTTCTCAAGTATTAGCCGAGAAAGCCAGCACTGGATCATATGACAACAAGTATACTAAAGGGTCTGATTTAGGAGATGCTGCAGATTCAGTAGGATCAACAGGAGATTTAGGTGGAGCTACGAGTGCAGGATATTCAACTCCTTCTGCTGTAGCATCAGCTTCTAGTTTTGATGATGGTGGAGAACATGACCATTCTCCTAGTGGTGACTCTGACAGTGGTCTGGGAGATCAGGGTGGAGTAGGAGGAGGTTATACTGCCAAAGGTGGATTTATTGGAAGTAAAAAGAACTTTGCACTAGGTGGCAGAGGAGATGCCGAACCTGCAGGATTTATTGGAGGACCCCCAGAGAAATTTAACAAACAAACAACTATCGCAGATGATATACCCCTAACAGTAAAAGATGGTACATTTGTAATTAATGCTCCTGCTGTAGAAAATGAAGGATCATTAAGTATACAGAAAATGTTAGCTGAAGGCTACGAAAAAGCCATGACTAGGGATATAGGGGTTGACAAAAATTTTAGAATTGGTAAAATACCAAGTAAAGAAGAATTAGATATACAAATCTCTCGTGGTGAAGTAGTAGTTCCACCACATGTAGCAAAAGTTATAGGCTACGACAAACTAGAAAAAATCAACAACAAAGGTAAGCGTGAAGTAGAACGCAGACAAAAAGCTGGTGATCAGGAGAAGGTACAAGCTGGTCAAGGTTTTGCCGCAAAAGGTGGTGTATTTACCATAGACAAGGTTGCCGATTCCTACAAAGAAAAATACGCAACTCCACAACTAGCAAGACAAGCAACTATGAAACTTGCTAAAAAAATGCCACTAGCTGATGCTTTAGCCATACTTATATGGGGGGAAGCTAAAAATTTAGGGGATGAAGGACTTGAGGGTGCGGCTCACGTTTTAATAAATAGAGCAAACGCAGAAAAGTATCCGGGTTTTGGTAAAAGCATATATGAAGAATTGACAAGAACCTATGAAGGTGCAAAGGGCGAAAGAATTTTTCAGTTTAATGCACTTGAACCTACAAAATTTAGAGAGACTATTAAAAAATTTAAAAAAGATAATGATACGTATCTTAGAGTAAGAAACATTGCTGAAGAAGTTATGGCAGGTGCTAGAAAAGATTTTACAAACAACGCTTTGTTTTTTTATAATCCCTTTACTTCAGGAAGTGATTGGTACAAAGAACAAGTAAGCAAAAAACACTTTAAAGAAACATATAGAACAGTAAATCCTAAAAACAAAAAAGCTTTACATGTGTATCACGTACCATCTGATTTTAAGATGGATACAATTTTAGGTGCAGAAAAAATTACTCCTGAACAATTTAAACCTTCAACCCCGATACCTAACGAAGTAACATTACCTATGAAACGACCTAAAGAGGTAGAAGATCGTAGTGATGATGGAGGTTTTTTAGATTATCTTAAAAAATTATTTTAAGAATTAGTCAGCTACCCAGTAATATCACTGGCCCTGACATCCGAAGCAGCTACCCACAGCCATGTGGCACTGCAATAAATGAGGTAAATACAATGGCAACACAAGTAAAAGGTGCGAGAGCAAACAAACCAAATGACTCCTTTGGAGTAGTTAATAATCCAAATCTTTACAAAAACAAATATCGTGAAGAGGTGGATAAAGAAGACGATAATGAAGAAGAAGTACAAGCTCAAGACCCCACTGAAGAGGTGGCTACTCAAGAGGAAAGTACAAGTTTCGTAGAAACAAAACAACCAGAAGGACACGATTACAAAAAACGTTATGATGATTTAAAAAAACATTATGATGCTAAACTTGATGAGTTTAAAAGTGAACGTGAACAAATGGTTAGTGAGATAAAAGCAATTAAAGATAACATGCAAAGTTTACCACAAGGAACTGTTGCTCCAAAATCTGCAGAAGAACTTCAAGAGTTTAAAGAAAAATATCCTGATGTCTTCGAGGTGGTGGAAACTGTTTCTGGTTTAAAAACTGAACAGACGGTTGCTAGTCTACGAGAAGAAATTCAAGTCGTTAAAGAGAGGGAAAAGACTCTTAAGAAAGAGAAAGCATACGAAGAATTACTTCGTTTACACCCTGATTTTGGTGAGTTAAAAAGCAATGAAAAGTTTATTGCATGGCTCGATGATCAACCTGAACAACTTAGTAATGGTATTTATAAAAACAATACTGATGCTACGTGGGCAAGCAAGATCGTATCTCTTTACAAAGCAGAGATGGGCATATCTACTAAAAAACCTACTAAATCTAATCGAACAGATGCGGCAGCTACAGTTACTAAAACTCAACCTAAAGAAGTTGCTACAACTGATCAAAAAGGGAAGATTTGGAAAATGTCCGACATCGCCAAGCTGAAAGCGTGGGAGTTTGAAAAACTTGAAAAAGAAATAGACTTAGCACGAGCAGAAGGGCGAATAACTCAATAACTAACCTCAAATAGAGGAAGGATAAGAAAATGGCTTTTGATACAGCTGCAGGGTACGCTAACTTACCGTCAGGTAACTTTGCTCCCTCAATTTTTAGCCAAAAAGTTCTTAAGTTCTTCCGTAGAGCTTCGGTTGCAGAAGATATTACGAATACCGACTATACTGGCGAAATTGAAAACTTTGGCGACACTGTTAACATCATAAAAGAACCAACACTTACTGTGTCAGCGTACACAAGAGGTTCTGTAGTTAACGCACAAGACTTGGCAGACGATCAGATTACAATGACCGTTGACCAAGCAAATGCTTTCGCATTTAAAATAGATGACATCGAAGAAAGACATTCACATGTCAACTTTGAAGCATTAGCAACTTCTTCAGGTGCTTTTGCTCTAAAGAGAAAATTTGATGCCAACATACTACAGGCTATG